CGCTCACCTGGGCCTACTACCGGCCCGCGCTCAAGGCTGCGGGCATCACCGAGCCGGAACGGTTCGTCATCTGGTACGACGAGACTGAGCTGGTCGGGCATGGCGATATGGGCGCCGCAGCGGACACTGGCGCGGCTGCCGGCTACATCGGCGAGTCGGCGTGGCGCCGCTACCGGGGGTTCGCTGAGGCTGACGCCCCCACCCCCGAAGAGGATGAGCGACGCCTGGCACTCCAGCGCGGTGCGATCGACAGCACCACCACGGTGGCGCTGCTCGAGGCCCTCGGCATCCTCACAGCCACAGGTGCTGGCGCGATCCCGGCAGCCTCGACTGAGGTGGCCCTGCCAGAGGCCACCGTCGCCCCTGAGGCGGAGACCACCCCCGGCCCACCTGAGCTGCCCGACATGACTGAGGCGCCGCCAGCGACGATCGCCGCCGCGTTCGAGCCAGAGGCCAGGTCGCTGAGCCTCGACAGCCTGGCGCGCCGCCTCGGCCAGATCGACCAGGCCCTCCGGGCGCGCCTGACCGCCGCTGCTGACGCGTCGATGCGCCGCGCGCTCGAGCGCGCCGGGGCCAGGCTCCGCTCGAAGGCACTGCGGGCCTCCATCGCTCACCGTGACACGATCGACGGCGTGCCGAATGAGCTGGTGGCTGCCCGCCTCGGTGAGGCCATCGTCGCCGCCCTGGGTGAGGACACCGACACGCTGCTGGCTGACTCGTTCGCTGAGCTGCGGCCCCGCTTCGATAGCTGGGTCGAGCGCGCACAGCGGCAGTCCATCGCTGAGATGGCACGGGCCGGCGTGGAGCTTGACGAGGTGGACCTCGAGCAGCTCGAGCAGGCCCAGCGCGACGACCGAGAGGGTGCGTGGGCACTGCTGCTCGCCAGCCTCGTGCGCCAGGCGAACGCTGCCCTGTACGCACCCGACGTGACTGCCCCACCTGTCGGCGAGTTCGATGGCACCGTGCTGGTCCCGCCCTCGGTGATCCGCGAGACCCTGAGCCGGGCTGGCGGCGCGATCGGCACCACCACCGACGGTGGTGCAGTGCTCATCGGCACCACTGAGCAGCCGGCAGGTGCTGTCGCCACCGGCACCCGCGTCGCTGACACGCTCGCCACGGTCAACATCCGCACCGCCGGCTTCGTGTGGCTGTACGGGGACCCTGGCAGCCGCACCACGAACTTCGTGCCCCACGAGGATCTCGACGGCGTGGAGTTCCAGTCGTTCACCTCCCCGGTGCTGGCGAATGACCAGGAATGGCCCGACGTGGCCTACTTCCGGCCCGGAGATCACCTGGGCTGCCAGTGCGACTTCGAGCCGGTGCTCACCGACGGCACCACCGACACTGGTGACGGAACTACGCTCACGACTCTGGAGGTCTGAACCCATGCCACGCCGCCTGCGCCGCCTGTTTAGCTATGACACCCCGACTGATGGGACGCCCGACGTGGCACCCACCTCGGTGGACCTGACCGCGGCGGAGCCAGGCGCCGGGTCGTACTGTGGGCGCTGCGCGTACTTCGTGGCCCCCAGTGAGCTGGGCGACGAGGGTGCCTGCACGATCGTGGAGGGCGCCGTGATGCCCGAGCAGGTCTGCGCCCTCTTCGTGGCTCGCACCGAACCGACTGATGCTGAGCAGCTCCCCACCCCTCCACCGATCCCAGAGGCCGAGGCCGAGCCGGCCCCCGCGCCTGAGCCAGTCGAGGTCGAGGTGGAGGTCGTGGCCTCTGGCGCGCTGACCGCCGACGCCGGCTACCTGCTCGGTGAGCCGCTCGACCTGCTGCCCCTCGAGGGTGAGCAGGTGCCGATGAGCCGCGTCGCCGTGCTGATCCGCGAGGGCGAAGAGTCCAGCGATGGCCGCTACATCGAGCCGGGCGCGCTCACCTGGCGGGACCTGCCGCTCACCATGACGATCAATCACGACCCGGACCAGCGCCCCGCCGTCATCACCCACATCGGCCGCGCCGCCGACCTCGGCGCCCTCGAGGCGCTCGCAGCGGAGGCCGTCACAGCTGGTGAGGTCACCGCTGAGGCGTTCACCGCAGCGACTGGTGACGCCGGCGACTTCATCGCTGCCCGCATCGAGTTCGACTCTGAGTGGCTCGGCCAGGACACTGCCCGCGAGGTGGAGGTCGGCCTGCTGCGCGGCGTCAGCATCGAGATCGGCAACGAGGACGCCGACTACCTGGAGACCCCCGACGGGGAGGTCATCTACGTCGTGCGCTCTGGTCGCATCGGCGCTGCGTCCCTGACCCCGTTCCAGGCCATCGAGTCAGCGCGGGTGCTCGTGCCTGCTGAGGCAGCCCAGGACGACGAAGAGCTGCCGATCGAGGCCATCACTGAGGTGCTCGCCTCCGCCCAGCTCGCGTCGCCGCCTGCTGCGTGGTTCACCGACCCTGGCCTCGACGGCCCGACGCCCATCACCATCGGCGCTGACGGCCACGTCTTCGGTCACCTCGCGCTGTGGGGCACCTGCCACATCGGTCGCCCCGGCGTGTGCCTCGAGCCGCCGCGCAGCTCCACCGGCTACGCCTACTTCCTCAAGCCTGACGCCGTGCTGTGCGACGACGGGACCTCCGTCGCTGCTGGCCGGCTCACCCTGGGCACCGGCCACGCACCTGTCGGGCGCGGCGTCACTGCTCAGGCCGCGGCGGAGCACTACGACCACACCGGCAGCGTGGTGGCTGACGCCATGGTCGGTGAGGATGAGCACGGCATCTGGCTCGCCGGGCGACTCCGCCCCGACGCTGACGAGCTTCGGGTCCAGCAGCTCCGAGCCGCTGACCTCTCCGGTGACTGGCGGCCCATCGATGGCAGCCTCGAGCTGGTCGCTGCCCTCGCGGTCAACGTGCCAGGGTTCCCGGTGCGGGCCACGCAGGCAGTGGTGGCCTCTGGCACGCAGGTGGCGCTGTTCGCTGGCACTCACCTGCGCTCTGGCTCGAGCGACTGCGGCTGTGACGGTGGCAGCGTGGAGCTGGTCGCTGAGGTGCGGCGCCTCGCGGCGATCGTGGACACCCTGGGGCTGGCGGCCTCAGCGGTGGACGTGGTGGCGGAGCGCATCGCTCACCGCTGACGCTTGACTGGTGCTAGGCACCTAGCATAGAGTCAAGCCATGACCGAGACCCAGAACCTCTACCAGAGCATCACCCGCCCCGGTGATGCTGCCATTAGCCGGCGCATCGAAGAGGCTGACGCCGCCTACTGGAGCGCCTACAACGCTTTCACCCCTGCCGATGAGCTGGAGCGGCTGAGCGACGCGCTGATCGATGCCCAGCAGGCCGCACGATGAGCACCCCGAGCGAAGGCTGCCTCCGGCAGGTCATCGGAGATGCTCATGCTGCTGCTGGCGGCGAGATCGAGTACCGGGTTCCCATGGACGCAGACTGCGGCGCGACGAGTGATCGCCTCTTCGACCTGGCTGCTGAGATCGGCCAGCACGTCAACGTGGGCAGGGTCGCCACCCGCACGCTGCTGGTGAGGGCAGACCGATGAGCACGCCGCAGACGTGGACTGGCCCGAGCGCCTACGACGCCGCGGCCACTGCCCGCGAGACCACCGCCTACGGCCAGAGCGCCGAAGCGCGCCGCACCTATCTGGAGGTGCTCGAGGACACCGGCGACTACCAGCTGGCCTCTGACGCCGCCGACATCACTGACCAGGCCATGACTGAGATGGAGGACGAGCGATGAGCATGGATGCTGTGGACGACCTCGAACACGCTGAGGGGCTGATGGACCCAGCCCAGCGGGCCACGTACTGCCGGCCCACTTGCCGAGCCGACGGCGAGGCCGACTGCCTCTCTGGTGACTGCTGCGGGTGCCCCTGCCACCATCGGCAGCCAGTGATCCCGGCGTGGTGCCCCACGGCACTCGCCGCGTGGATCGGTGACGACCCGAGCCTCTACCCGGACCCCGACACCCGCGAGGGCCAGGCCCTCATCCGCCTGTGGCGGCTCATCATGGATGGATGCGATGAGGAAGGGGTCGGCCCTGGCAGCGGTGCCGACGATGCTGACAACGCCTACCAGACCCTCGGCCGCTTCGGGCTGATCGTCGCATGAGCCGCACCGTCTGGTACTTGACTAGTGCTAGGCACCTAGCATAAGGTCAGGCCATGACCGAGACACGAAAGCCCACCACAGCCCCCGCCATCCCCTCGCAGAGCGAGGTCAAGCTGGCGACGATCGCGAACCGCCTCCGCAGGGAGGCATACGCCCAGAAAGCCGAATATCGGCAGTACGACGGCAAGTTCGACTCATGGGTCCCGGCCCGGGTCACCCGCGACGTGCAGCACCGAGGCCAGCAGGTGCTCACGAAGGGTGAGTGGTGCCTGATCGACCCCGCCAGCATCCGCCAGTTGACTGCCGAAGAGCGGCCGCACCGCCACCTGATCGGAAAGACGGTGCTGAACGCCTACCTGGCCCGCAACCTCGGCGGCTGCCCCACGAGCCTCCGCGCTGCCTGGTTCGAGCCGATCGGATGAGCGCCCCGACCTACGTGGACCTGTGCGAGGCCGCAGGGATGCTCGACCGGTGCCACCCGGTGAGGCCCGCCGTGCTGGAGCAGCGGCTACGTGACCGCGGCGGCCGCCCCGACGTGACCCCCGCTGAGGTGCGGGGCATCATCACCGCCTTCGCTGAGGCGAACCCGACCAGCGTGGCCTTCGCCGGCATGACCACCGAGGCGATCCGCACCTACCTGGAGGTGCTGGACGACACCGGCGACTACCAGCTGGCTGCCGACGCCGCTGACCTCGTGCAGCAGGCCGCGCTCGACCTGGAGGGCTGGGCATGAGCCGCACCGTCTGGCGTCACCCTCTGGACCCGGA